TGATTGGATACATTGCCTTCCGCAAATGGGTTAGCAACGATACCATAACGAGTCTTGAAGCCAATCTTGGGTTGGAAGGTGTCCTCTCCAACTGCACGTACCATCTGAAGAGGTACATATGGGCAATAGAAGAGACCAGCATCATATGCACTGGAACCCTTATAACCAACAACGTAGTATTGGTTGGTGCCTTGTGCCAGACCACTGTTATCAGCGGCCAGGTTTGCAGAATAAGGATCGATATAAACACGATACTTACCTTGCAGAACACCTGCGAAGGTGTTACCGGTGTCATCAACGTTCAGGTTAGCGTTGAGTGCTGGGGTGTAATCGAGAACACCAGCCATGGTCAGTGCTGAAGCAACGTCAGCAGAGCACAGGATGATGTTACCCTTTCCACGACGAGTTCTCTGAGCGATTCTGTTAGCATCTCTTTCGATTTGGAACAGAAGACCCTTGAACTTCTCAACAGACCAACGACCGTTGGAATCAACGTCAAGGTCAAATACGCCAGCAGTTGCAGTATTTTCTACAGCACCTTGCTCAGCAATCTTGTAGATAGTTCTGATAACTTCACGGTTGATTTCAGCAAGAATCTCGCTAGACAGAATGTTAGCAAGTTCTGCTTCAGCATTAAGACCGTGAATTGCCTTCAGGTCTTGTGCCAGTTCTAAGGAGTACTCAGCTTTGAGTGCTCTTGACTTTGCGGTAACAGTGACCTTCTCGATTGAGAATGCCATCTGGTTGAATTGATTACCAGCAGCATCTCCAAGAGCTTCTGCATCACCAGTTGCCATTCCTTGACCGACATCATATGCGGTTGAGGTTGCAGATCCAACTGGATTCAGGATTCCTGGGTTGGTGCCTGATTGTGAAGTAGTACCAAGACCTGCATTAACATCAGAGAAACCGCCGGTGAGGTTGAAACCATCATCTTGACCGGAGAATGCGGTATCTACTTCATCAAAGAATGCTTCAGTTCCGCTCTGGTTGTTGTAGCGGGAACGCATTGCAAAGATAAGTCCAGTAGGACCGTTCATTGGTTGAACGCCAGCTAGGTCATATGCAACCAGGTTAGGCATTGAACGTCTGATCAGTGAGATCAGAACGGGGTCGAAACCTGCGGTAGGACCACCAGCAGCAGATCCACCCCCGAATGCACCACTAGCACCAGCAGCATTACCGCTGTTGGTTGGGGCTTCCATGAGGTTGTGCATTGAGCCATGCTCAAATGCAGACTGCTCTCTTAAAAATCTTTCTTGGTTTTCCAGCAGGACTGCGGTTACAGCTCTCTTATGGGAATCTTTGATTTGCTCAAGACCCTCATAGTTGAGGAGAGGTGCCCACTTTTCCTGCAGATGCTCGGATTGGAACATTTGCGTGTACCTTTGTGAATGTTTACGTTTGATTAATATTAAATTCAGTTTTTAGCAACAGCCTGAAGAGTTCTCAGGTAGTTGGCCATTGGTCCCGAAATAGATTCGGTAGAATGGTCTACACCCTCAGAAAGGGTTTCAGTATGCGCTTTAGGAGTTTTATATGCTGGGAAATAAGATTCCTTCAGCATCTCCAGTTTTTCACGATATTCTTCTTCACTTTCAAACTCAACACTTTCGGCAAGTGAAGCGAGCTTCTCTTTCTGAGTAGCAGCAAGGCCCTCAGAAATCTCATCGAAGATTCCATCAGCAACCGACTCTGCGAGTCTTTGGTTTAGTTGGATATTCTTCTCAATCTGCTCGTTGAGTTTTGTCTCCATGTCATCAAGTTTTTCTACCATACTCTCAAGAACATCATATTTATCTTCAGGGATTGATACATAATGTGCTTCAAAAAGATCCTTCATTCCTTCAAGGAATGATTCGGTCATTTCAGTCTTAAGACCTTGTTCGACTGCCAGTTCATTTTCGGTGAACCATTCGTCAGCAACATACTCAAGATAAGAATCTACTCTTTCCGCAAGAGCTTCTTTAATCTCTTCGACTTCTTCTACAAGTCTCTCTTCATATTGTGCTTCGAGAGCTTCTTTAATCTCTCCAACTTTGGAAAGAAGTGCAGCCTCAAAGATTGTTTTTGCTTTTTCTTTAAACTCTTCGGAGAGTTCTTCACCACTGAGAAGAGCATTAACATCTTCTTCAATATCATACTCTTCTACGGTCTCATCTACAATTTCTTCAGTCTCTTCTTCTACAACTTCTTCTTCTTCGGTTTCTTCAACTTCAGCAAGAACTTCATCTTCATCAAACTCTTCTTCTTCTTTAACCGATGTCATAGCATCAGCAGACTTAGATCCCTTATTAACAACATCCTTAACCTGCTTAAGGGTTGCTCCCGGGGTCTTCAGCTTTGCTGAGTCATCATCGGATTTATAATTTTCTGGGGTAGGACCACCCAGATCTTCATAAGAACCTGCGATCGAAGTATCCATTGGATCTGCTGCTTTTGCACCAGCATTAACAGCGGTCTTGGATTGCTTAGTGCCTACTTCCATTTCTTGTAAATCTCCACGAGACATTTGAACTCTCCGTTTAACCTTAGTTTAAAACTATATTTATTTATAATTTAAAGATTTGCTAGAAAATCGCTGAATAAGTTTAACTTATTTTCATCAAGTGTTCTTTGATCTACAAGAGTATTAATTCTCTTATAAGTTTTTTCTACTAATTTTTCACGAAGGATTCCGCCGTCAAAAACCCATTCCTTTCCTTCCATAATTCCAGAAACAAAAGCATCGGGAGCAGAAGGATCAGCAACAATATCAGCAGCAGTTGCAAGCATAAAGTCTTCACCTACAACATTATATCCTTCTCTAGTTTGTCTTAAAGATCCAATACCACGAGAAGAAACTCCAAGTTTTACACCTTCTTCAATTAAAGAAGAAGCAATTTTACCCATAGGAGTGGAAAGAATTTTTGCTTTTCCGATAATATTAGATCCACTCTCTTTCAGAGAAATAATCTTATGAGAAACTCTATCCAAATTTACAGTAGGACCATCTGGATGTCCGAGTTCTCCAAGTGCTCTACCTTGAGAAACGTGATTTTCATTATATCTAGCAACTTCACGACGAAGAGTTTCCATAGGATACATGCGACCATTGCGGTTACAGATATCTCCCTGAAGGAAAACACCTTCAATATAAAGTGATTTTTTACCGTTGTTATTCTCAACGATAAATTCGACCTGTTCGATTTCTTCTCTGATGAGTTTCATTTTTATGCTACTTTTTTCTTATAAAATATTTATGAATAAAAGTTATTATAATACCTTTCTGGTTTATTAGTCATTGCGTCTATGAGCGCCGACGATGTTTATGCCCACACTCTCACCGGGTTTTGTGGCCACACGGCATAGGCATCCCAGCTGTCCGGCACTTCGCCTTGGTAGTTGATGTGCCAGCCAGGCAAGATTTCAGGCGGTGTGATCACAGTGCCGTCTTCGTCCCATTCACCACCACGTTGGATGGTGCCGATGACATCAAGGGCGTGGGTATGTGAAGCAAGGATGGGGCGCTTGTTACCGTCTTCGTCCTCCTGGAGAAGGCCAGCAGCTTCTAACGCAGCCATGCCGGTGGCTTCATCGGGGAAGCGGAACATGGTGGGGATGGGAGGTGTGAGGATTTCGTCTTCCATTGGAGCGGGGGGTGTGAGAGTTTCGTCAGGCATGAGGGTTACTGGGTGATGGTGGACAAGGTGGAATCAGGGAGGCGCTGTCCCCAGTACACTAGGCGGCGGATGGTGCCGTTTATATAAGTAGTGCTACTTGTGCCACCTCCGATTAGCACCTCAACCTTATTCGGGTCAATAGTGCAACTGTTATCACCAGTCAAAGTGCCTTCTGCTGCAAAAGCTGCATCGTCTGTTTTGTAAGCGACAGACAATACCGAAGGCTGATTAATTGTTCTATTCATGAATAGACCGCTTTCGCCGCCGACCGTCCATTGCGAAAAACCTGACCTCTTTCTGAGCCAGAGGACGTTTGTTAATGTCGTGTCATTAAATTGACACACGGTCGCAAAGTCCTGCGGAACCGTAGATAAGCTTGTTTGATTCACAAACACCGTCCCCTCATCCTGCCGATACCAGGAAGAGAAACTGGTGCCACTAATGCTGCTAGAAACATCTGCAGCACGGGTGGCGGCGCTACCAAATGTGGGAATGTAGGAGCTGGGGAAAGTAACGTTATCTTCATACTGAACACCGTGAATGAAAATTGCCTCTGTCCCCGCTGCGTTCCAGTTGGTAATGTTATATGTAGAGTCGTTAGGGCTAAGCCCTATAGTTGTGCCATCCGTCCCAGAAGTAGTACCTACCGCCCAGATGCGAACCCACCCATTTGGGAAGTTTTGATACCCTGCATTGATATTGGTGTGTGTGCCTAATCCGCCCTGTCCAAGCAATCGATCTCCAGTTACGGTTGGATCAATGTCAAACAATGCGGTGAATGAATTGCCTGTACCGCCGAAACCAATATAGACGTATCTATGCGTGTCTTTCTTGACAAATGCACTTACTGTGATGTTATTAACGGAAGAGGCAGTAACGAGAATTCGATGCCCATTGGTGTTGGTTCCTGCATCAGACAGAAGCCTTCGACAGAAGTCGATTCCTTCTGGATTGGTTTCTGTAGTTGATGAAATTGATACGCCAGCAGTGAAGCCAATAGTCGTTAGCGAACTATCAGTGACTAGATTCGTCCGCTGTTCCTCCAGCAGCAACGGTCCCGCACTCTTGAAGCCCCCAAAGCCATCAGGAAGAAAAGCTTGATTGCGGGGTGCGCTGTTGATGGTGGCGGTGGTGGGGATGTATTCGCCAACGGTGGAGGATTCCTCTAGTTGGGCGCCCCAGATGTAATACTTAGAACTGCCATCACCAGTATAACTTGCTGTTCCCCCTACAATCGGCGTCATTCTTACAACGCCATTCGCACTGGCCTGCGCGGTGACGGTTGCAATTACACGATACCAACCATTCCCAGCGTCTTCAACAGTAGGCGCAACTGTAAAATTTGCAACATCTGACAACACTCCTGTGGTCAAATCAATATCTAAACTTTCAGCTTGAAACACACCACTGTCAGTGCCAAATGCAATACGTATTAAGGTTCGCTCACCTGCTTTTAGGTGCCAAGAGTATGTGTATGTCACCCCGGCAGTGCTAATAACGGTGTTGCCATCTGCTTGCAAGATATGAAAGTTGCTGCTCGTATCTTCTACGATAGCGTCAGCAGTAAAGGTTTGATTGGGAGATAATGCTAAATTAGGAGACACAGAACAACGCACAAGACTATAAGCGCCGCTATCAAACTCCTCACTCCACAACAAATAATTCGTCGTTGCCGTTTTAATCAGCCCCTCGCTGCCTACATATGTAGCTGAACTTGCGCGGCTAATAAAACTTTGTTGGCTAGGTATGTACGGTGTCTTTACATTAGATGCCTCCATCTGCCCTCCCCAAATCAACACCCCACTTCCACCATCGCCCGTATAACTATCGCTAGTGCCAGACACTAACCGCACATCCACTTCAGTACTAGCAGTGGCTGTAGCTGCTGCCGTCGCACTACAGCGATACCAATCGTTGCCTACTGGCTCAATCACCCCAGTGCCAGCCGTGGTAGCAGCAATGGTGCCATTGCTCAAATCAAAGCGAATGTCACACGGCCAAGTACCTTGCACTGCTCCCGCAATACGGATTTGCGTGCGTTCTGCTGCCTTGGCGTAGATGCTATAGGTGTAGCTAGTGCCATTGGTAAAGGCAATGGAACGTGCAAGAAGATGCGTATTGCTCGCAGTGGTATCTTCAATCAGTTTGTCAGCCGTGACTGTTAAACCGCCAGGTGCTAATGCTGAATCAGGAATTACATACGCTCTAGTTTTTGTCCAATAAGTGTTGTCAAAGTTTTCGGTGTAATTGAGTAGGTTAGTGTAGGTGGTGCCAAAGTTGGCGCCCGTAATGCTTGCCACGTCAGCAGCACGGGTGACGGTGGTGCCTTCGGTGGGGATGTAGCTGGTGGGGAAGAAGCCGGCTTCTAGCTGGGCGCCCCAGATATCAAATTCGTCACCGGCGCTATCAACTTTGATGTAAACTCTAACCGTTGAAGACGTAGGTGTATTAATAAAAGAAAATCTCTTCCAAGCGGAAGTGACATTGGTTGCTTCTTGTGCAACATTATCGCCTACAGTTGCAAGCAGTTTTCCAGATCCTGTACGCCTCTTTGCCCAGAATGAAAATACATAAGGCTGTCCACTTGTGCCAGAAAAAATACGGCGGAGAAAGCCTGTATCCCCTGCTCCAGAATCGTGGTAGAAAGTTGTAGCATTGTTGCCCCCAGCGGGGTCGGCAACTCCAGTAATAAGAGTTACCTCACCAGGATTGGTTGTTTGCCATGCAGCATTTTCGAAATCTTCGCTGTATGTAAGCAAATTCGTCCTACTTTCCTCCACCAACAACCCCAAGCTGTCACCTGTCGTTGGGTCGTGATCAAAACGTGGAGCACTGTTGATCGTGCTGGTGGTGGGGATGTATTCACCCACAGTAGACGACTGCTCTAGTTGGGCGCCCCAGAGGTAAAAAACGTCTCCAATGGTTGCAAAGTTGGGAGCATCAACCCTGACAATCGTGACCGGCTTTGCTG